TATGTTGAAATGCATTGCGAAGATTCTACAGGATTAGATCCAGCAGAGAAAAGAATACTTACTGAAATAATGAATGACAAAAGGGATTGGCTATAACTAAGCAATGCCGCACGGCAGAAAAGCAATGTGTCACACGGCACATTGCTTCTTTTTTTTATAAAAAAATATGAAGTATTGCGTTACAGTACAGCGACACAATACTGCCGCATGGCAATGTAAGTAAATCTTAAATATCATAAATTTTTCTTTTCGTCCATACCCTCAGCTAACTTTTCACGCATTAAATACCACAAGGCATCGAGAGAGAGGGTGCAGATCATATCAGTATTATTATATTCTTTGTTGATTAAGCCTAGCCTAACAACAGCCCTAGCATCCTGATAATCATATTTATATATAAGCACTGGCTCAAGCTCACCAGCTTCAGCAACAGCCTGATCCCACCAATCTTTTTTATGTGTCCAGCTACCACGATTGGCATAATGCTTACACTCTATTGAGAAAGAGGGCAGGATAATATCTGCTTGCCCTTTGCTTTGATATTGAGAGAGGTTGCGCTTTGCCTTGATGCCTAGCTGTTCATCTATCTGCTTGCATACCCACAATTCTAGCCTACTGCCTTTATCTCTTGATAGCTTGCCCATTATATCCAATCCAATCTTGTTTCTGTTTTACCTTGTTCCCAGACAAACCAAGCAAAGGCTATGAATCCTGATGTTCCTTCGGGTTGTTCCTCATCGCCACGCCACATTGTGAGGCGTTCAGAGAATACATGAACACGGGCTGGCGGTTGCCTGTTATATATATCTTGCCTTCTCTGCTTACCTTCCAAAAAGGCTAGCCTTAATAGCATTGCAAAATATGGCAACTTCATGTCCATACATTTAATGATAAATTCATTAGCCATTTTATATGGAGGGTTGGTTACTACGGCTGGCGCAAGGGGCTTAAATTCCATGAGGAAGTCTATGCCTGTTTTGCCATATCCATAATCATTTAGATCAGTGGAGATAACATTGTGTCCAGCACTTATCAAAGGCTTACTGATAGCACCGTTGCCGCAAGCTGGTTCCCATATATCTTTAGGTAGATTCTCAACCTTAATCAGAGCATCAATAGCTTCCTTTGGGGTTGGATAGAAATCGTCTTTCTGTCTCATCAAGATACCATAGCCACCAGCCCCATGATGACCGCCACATAAAGTGAAAGTCCAGCCATCAGGTACAGGCTCACTCTGATGAGCGTAACGAAAGGTGAACGTCTTTTGCGAATCATTTGAGTGCCCCAGCGTTTGCAATCTGTTCATAATGATCTTCACTAACCTCACGTTTACCGTTACCATCACATACTTCACAGCCATCAGGTACAACATCACCCTCAGAAAAAGGGTTAGGTATATAATACCAGCCCTTACCACGACATTTTAGACAGTCTACATAATACTTCATGCTTCCCTCTTTTCTCTGCCCACAAAAAAAATTGTAAAAAATTGTTGACAGTGTTGCAAGTTGTTGTGTAAGACAGTGGATAGTAACCACTAATCGGAATTAGTTATGACAGAAATACCACAATATCGCAAGGATTTTTCTTCAAGCAATGAAAGCGCAAGCAATGCTAACTTGCCTTTGGATGAGAGAGTGTTGAAATTGTATGGCATAGCTGAACATGAGATGCGGTTTCCAATGGCGGCTAGACCTTGGGCTGGTATCTGTGCACAAAGCGGTGTCGATATGAGGCTAGGCTTACAAGATTATAATGAGATGCTAGGCCAGCAAGAACAATCAACAACAGCAGAAGCTATTAGATATGCGCTTGGCAAGTATGATGAATACAAGCCACGCACTTGGGATAATGGCAAGGATGCTGAAGAGTTTGAAGCGTTTAGAGAAACGATACCAGATATTATAGAACATGGTGTTGCGGCTGTGCAGGAGTGCTTCAAGCAAGCAAACTTACTGCAAGGTGAGTATCAGAGATGGCACAATGTTGATGGGCTGGATGTACCAGTCATGCTGTATCAAGATTATAGCGGCGGTAATGAGCAAGCTGATTTGAAAGTAAGTCTCAGCCTACGCAATCCCCCTAAAAAAGATGGCACTAGATCATGGCGTGTGCCAAAGCCAAAGACTGAACCCACATGGGCACAGGTCAGGCAACAGTCAGTATATTGGAAAGCTACAGGTCAGATGCCATCGTTACTTTTTGTAACAGGGGCAGGGTATCACATAGCTAATTCACAGAACTGTGAACTATTAACAGAAACTTCACTTGAACGTGCGTATTCAGAGGTGGTCAGGTCTTGGATGACATTCCAAAACCTATTGAAAGCATCTCATGGCTCATGGCGCACGTTGGCAGGGTTCATTGAGCCAGATTTCAATGAGATTGCAAGGAAGCATGGAAGCACATGGGTCGATATTGCAAGACAACTATGGAGATGAAAATGTTTGATAGACTATGGGGAAAATTAAAGGGCGTAAGTGAGGGTGTTCATATTGAGTACCCGTTTGATGAGCGTCCTACAAAAGATGAGGCCAAGGGGATAGCTAAAGCTATTAAGGTAAATGATTTTACTATCTGCCCTAATCGCCGTGAAGCACAGCGCATCTATGGCTTTCTAAAGCGTCACGGTGACTGTGATGTAATCACAAGGTCGGTGATGCATAAGGGCAAGGAGTGTATCAAAGTATGGAGAATCAGATGAAATATTTTGAGATAGAAAAGGGAGTGCCAGTGCCAGAGTATGACCCAGAGGCGGCTGGTGAACATTACAACATCATTTTCAAGATGGACATAGGCGACAGCTTTGTTGTTCGCACTTCATCTCAGAAGCAAAAGTGTCAGGCCAAGGCTTATCGTAAAGGTATGCGTCTGACGAGTAGAACACTAAAGGAAGGTGGGTTTAGATTATGGAGAACGCAATGACACAGGATTTATTCGATACCCCAGCATATAAGCTGTATCGAAACACTGACCCCCAGACCAGCAAGGAAGCGGCTGAAAGTCTAGGGGTTAGCGAGATGGAAGCGATTGTATTGCAGACAATCAAGGAGTTTGGTGCGGCTGGTGCAATCAGCGATCAGGTCGTAAATGCACTGCCGCATTATCGGTATAGCACAATCACGGCTAGATATAAACAGCTAAAAGAAAAAGGTTTGGTTTGTGTAGATGACCGCAAGATTAAAGCGGAGAGTGGCAGGAACCAGCTTGTTATGTGGCATAAGGATTATTATGTGGAGCCAGCTAATGACTGATAAAGAACTTGAAATGTGGCAGTATCTTGACGAATCCAGAGACAGGATCGAAGCCCTTGAAAAAGAACATGAAGAACTGAAGACAGCTTTCACTGTCTTTATCAACCTAATCGCAGATAAAATGGAGATTGATAATGGCCTTTGGTCAGAGAAGAATGGCTCAACTGCCAGCAAACTTAACGGAACTAATAACCGCCGTTGGTTTAAGTCCTGAGATTGATCAGGGGGCAGTGTGGAACTGTCATGGTACACCAGTGATTCTGCATAAAGCATTAGAGCGAATAGCAGAGCACATTGGTATATTGTTTGACCCACCTCAAGTCATTGAGGCCAGCAGTCAAAATAAGATAGCTGTTGTGTGTGTCAGTGGCACTGATGGCGATAAGTCTGCTTGGTCGATAGGTGAAGCGGCACCAGCCAATAACAAGAATGAATACCCTTGGGCTATGGCTGAGAAACGTGCCAAGGACAGGGTTATCCTAAAGCTAATCGGGGCATCAGGCTTTGTGTATTCAGAAGAAGAAGCAGATAGCTTTAAGGAATCTAAACCAGATACTAATCAAGAAGAAGATAGCCCAGAGAAACAAAAGGCTGATCTGTTTGTTGCTTCAGTTAAAAAGAAGATAGCCGAAACACAATCCAGAGGTAAGATGATTGCTTGGGCTAACACCCAGAGCGTTGCTGGTGAAATGGAGTGGCTTAAAAAGACCTTCCCAGATTTGGGGGAGACAACATCGCAAAGTGTGCGTAACCATATACTATCTCTGAAGAAAGGATCATAACATGGCTAGAAGAGAATATATAAAGATGTGTAAAATCCGTTGCTTTGCCAACACAGATGGCAAGCTCAAGTCTGCCTATGGCAACAGTGGATGGACACCGTATCGTGATGGCTCACCAGCAGACGTTACCTTTAGGGCTGGTATGAAGTATTCCGTACAAATCTTTGAGAATGATGATGGCTCTGTAGGCATTGACATTGCTGAGATTCGTGAGCGTGAATACACAGCCACAGATAATATATCTGATAACATATCTCAGGGTGGGCTGAAGCCAATAGCAGAGACTATTGAGAACAGGGTGAAGCCAGCAGTAAAGGATGCTGAAGATGACATCGACATCCCATTCTAAAGATATAAAGGACAAGCTGTTATACACAGCTACAGAGGCGTGTCACATCATCTTTGGTGATGCCAACAAATCAACAATGAATAAGATGTATCGGTTGTTGAAGAGTGGAGCTATTGAAGCAGAGCGTGTTGGTGGCACATGGTTCATCCCTAGAAAAGTATTGGTGGAGCTTAATGGAAAAGACCTTATGTGATGACTGTTCAAAAGAAGCAAAAGTCAAAATCGATAACAGAAGCCTATGCACGGACTGTGGTATGCGAGTATTGCAACAAGACGCATCGAGTACAAGAGCGTGGATGGGCGATAAACGGAAGGGGCACGGTCTTGTGTCATACCGAAAGCTATGACTGTTGTTTCGTTAGAAACTATCAGGATTCAAAAGCAAGAGGAATGGAATGAGGCTAGAGAGGTAGCTGAACGATACTTCCAGCACCTTATGTCTCTTGGTTGGGGAGTGTATAGGATTGGTGAGGCTCATGCTATTGAGCCTTACTACCCTGCTGGCAAAGGCATGATACGTCATGCTTATGTAGAAGCCAAAGGAATCTGGACACAAGACTACCTGATAGATCGCTTGACTGATTATATCATAGATGGTGGGGAGCTACTTGATTCGTAAGAATTGAAGGCCAAAAAACTTTACATCTATTCATTATATAGGTATAAAGAACAGAACCCAGTGTTTGGTAGCCGTATTTAATTACTAGGCAGTCCATCGCTGGGTTTTGCTTTTTCATTTCTTTTTCTTCTTAGCCTTCATTATCTTAGACTGAAGAGCTTTTGGCAGTGTCTTCTGCTTGGCAGTCAAACCATTGCCAGACATTTTCTTAGCGGCCTTCTTGGGTGGTCTACCACGCTTTGACCCGTATGTACCTTTTCCGTATGGCATTATTTCTTACCTTTCTTAGCTTTGTTCCGCTTTGATATTGCCGCCGCTTTGCGTTTAGCATCGGCTTTACTGCTTGCACCCCATGCCCTTAGAGATAAAAGCAATCTAGTTGGCTTGCCATTCTTGTACTCAGCACCACGCATGTTGCCCATTCTGGCTAGGAAACTAGCTCTGCGTGGGTTGTCACCCTTCTTTACTGGTGCTTTTAGGTTCATGCCCTGTTTACGGGCAGATGCCCTTCCTTTGGCGTTTAAGCCGCCAGATTTAGCTTTACCTTCTTTTCGTTGCCAAGCAGGGGTTTTAGGCATCATCGCTCTCCACGGCTCTCATACGGGCAACCAGACGCTTTGCACGGTTAGGCACTTGGTCAAACCATCTGGAATCAATCATCTCATCTGCGGCAACATCCCATAGTTTGCTGTCAATGGCAGACTTCATCCCTACAAACTTGCTTAATCTTGGATAGCCCATGTTAAACATCATGTTACAAATGATTCGCTGTACCTCTTCTGGTAGCTGGTCAAAGTCTGGATACAAACGCTTGCACTCATCCACAGCAATACTAACATCTCTACGGAATAGTAACTGCACACGCTCTTCAGATATTTCTGTGCCCACACTCATAGCTGATTCGGGATCATCTGCTGTAATTAAATGACCTATGCCGCAAGTGGGCAACCCCAGATGATCTAAGTATATCTCGTACTTACAACCTTCATCTTCTGCCAGTTCTATTCTTAACTGATCTAAATTCATTTGCGGTACTTTCTTGTTTTCTTGGCGATTCGCTTTGGCTGTTTAGAC